AAATAATTTATCCCCGAATACAACCAATAAAGAAGATGCAATACCAAGCGCAAGCCCAATGCCACCCGCCCCGGTCAATTCCTTGCCAAGTGCCTTTAACGCCCCGCCGGTTGATCCAGTAGAAGCCTTTAATCTTTGGAATGATTCTAATAAAGGGTTTAAGTTGTTCGCAATACCTAAAAACCCGTAGGGCGCATCTTGGGCAACCCTTGATAGATTGATTAGTGATTGGGTGGCCTCATTAGTAGTCCGAGGCATTTTAGACAGCCCAACCTGCGCCTGACCAAGTGATGAAGTGAACCTCCTCGCACCACCACCAAATGCTTCAACACGCCTCTGTAAGCCAGAAAGACTCTTGTCAAGATTGGTTATCGCCGTTACCGCCGCATTCGCATTGGCCCCTATGTCAAATTGTAGATTACTCATTTACTTACAGCGACAATAACTTTACCCTGTTTTATATACTGAATACCCTCTCGCATCTTAGCCAATGTCTCCTGGGATTTCCTGCGCTCCTCCTCCAAATACTTCCTGTCAACACTTAGCGGCCATATCCTACGGGGATCGGCGGGACTCTTTAACCAGGGGGTTATAATAATAGCAACAGCCTTTCTAATAACCTCGGCATCATATTCCCTCTTATTAAAGAACCCACGCCGCAGTAAGTTGAAATCATCCGTTCTCATCCGGTAGAAATCATCCGGTAGTAAACCCATCTCCCCAAAAGCCTCGGCCTTTAGGTCGCTCCAGTCAACCCCGATTAATTTTTTTTTTCTACCGACAACTCCTTCAACTCATCCACCGTCACACCTGAACCGCAAGCCGTAATAGCCCACATAAGCTCAACTGCCGCATTCTCTGTACCACTCATAACGAAGTCCTCAACGTCGCCCTTCGTTAATTCCAATGGAGTTTTATTGATAGCGCACTCCGATTGATAACCTGCCCAAATCATACTCTTTAAATAAGAGAACAACTGGGTACTTTTAAGGTCCATAAGGTCAAGCCCTGGATCTTTAACAAGATCATGCCCCGAATCATTCTTATAGAACTCAAAAAACCAATTCACCCCGAAGTTTAGAACGACCTCTTTTTCTCCGATCTTTAGACTTAGTTTTTTATCCATATATTTTATACGCTTTCAGTACCGTCCGGTACACCAATTCCCTCAAAAGACCATGTGAACTTCATAGGGTTGTCCGTGTCTGCTGTAGCCTGGGAAGAGTTAAAATACCCGTCACCGGCGAAGCGGAAAGCCTCCCCGAGACTATAAGTAATTCCCTCTTCGGTATAAGCCTCATTCTGCATTACAAACTCCTGCTTTGTACGTGCAATCTGCTTTGTCTGCACATAGTCAAGAGATGCCTCTGCTGATGTCGGGTCGATGTTATGCACCGCCGAACCATTGGCCTTAAAATCAGCCACACTTACACCCTTGAACACCCCACACTTTGTTTTGGTAGTGGTGATGTCATTGTTAAGATCAAGAGTAACGGACTCCTCGCATACTATCCTCAAAAAAGGAGTAGTAGCCCCCGCATCTCTTACGTAAAACCCAATCCGTGAACCCTGTACTTCTGTTGCCATTGTTTTCTATTTAACTTTTATTAATCCTGTGAACATATCTTGATACCTTACTGTATATCTTATCCGTTCCGTCCTGCTCCGTGATGTAATTAAACCCGTCACGTGAAACATTATGAACCTGGTAGCCTACATTCGATAACCCGCAACTATTCGCTGTTGGCTTTATAAGTGCCTCTATCGCCTCATCTATCTCCTCCACCTGATCCTGATTTATAGCCGCATTAAACCTTGTCACCACATGAACCACTATAACCACTTCGTCAACCTTTGACCTCTTGTTATCCATCCCCGTTCCACTCTCCGGGTATATCCACACATAAGGCCCACTCTCCTCCATAGGAGCGTCGATCTTATGTACGGGTACATTTATATTCCCGTCAAGTAATTCAATCCATGCGTCCATTAACTGTCTCATAATGCGCTTAACATCGCTTTTATCTTCCCCTCAAGGAATAATTTTGTAGGGGCTGATTGCTTGAAAAAATACGGGTGAGGCTTTACGCCGTGTCGAATGATAGACAGATAGATCGCAAAAGCTATCTGTTCATCCTCGATCCGTTGATCCACCTTAGACCCCAGTCTCCTTCTTGACTTCACGCTATACGACCCGCCAATCCCTTTTCTCTTTACCCATGCCAGGATCGCATCATAAAACCCGTTTCCTGATCCGCCCCTTGTGTAATTCTCTGGGGTAACTCCTGGAATCGGCTTATACCTGCTCTTTGTCCCAAACTCAATGAACTGCGAATAATTAGCGTTTGATGCTACCCTGTACCTTAGATTATCCTTCTTAAAAAACGTTATCCCCTGTTTTAATATCGACTGATCCACCGGAGCGTCTTTTTTAGCCAGCTCAACAAAATGAGCCGCCCCGTCCTTTAGAATTGCGTTTAACTCCGTCTTTAGTGTTCGCTCCTTTATCTTCCTTAACCCCTCACGGAGTTCCTTTAGTCCCTTAATTTGGATATTAAAGTTTATCACCGTACCCCCTTTGAGTTAGCTGTTATGATCCATATAAACCTATCCTCATCGCTTCTCTCGATGCTGTGAATCGTATGCCTCCGGCCTAAGTAAACCACCTTCCAATTTCCAGTTAGAAACAAATCAGACCGGAACGTCATTTTAAACGTCATTACATTTTCTAAACTCGTCTTACCATTCAAAGAACTCCTCGACCCTCCCGATCTTACCGGCTCGGCAAACTTGGTAATCCGTAAGTCGCAGGATTCAACCTTATTGCCCTTATTATCCTTAGCGACCGTCCACCTTTCAAGAACTATTTGTTTTCCTAAAGCCATGTTTTACGGGAGTGATTATTAGCTAACTGTGAAACAAATATTTGAGACTCCTTATCACCCCTGTTCATATAGAAGTATGCCGCCGCCCTCAACAAATCAAGTTTGATTGCTTTAGGAACCGTTGCATACCCCGCTTCGTAAGTAGCAACCATATCGTTATAACAAGGCTCTTTCAAGAACTTCCACTTATTCCCAACCACGGTTATTAAATCCGTGTCAATAACATCCCCCTCATCGTTTTTAAGAGTGGTCAAACTACCATTAACCGGACCGGGTAATTCTATCATCCCCTTACCATTGGAGAAAACAACCTCAAGTGTTTTGGGTATCAAATGAAACCAGCACTTCTCCTCAAACATTTCACGAACCGCCGTAATAGCGTCACTAATTAGATCGTCGTCAAAATCAAAGTCACTAAGCGACTCTGACGTACTCTCGCCTGTGTCTATAAAACCCTCAAGCCGCAGATAGTCCTTTACCTCTTGAATTGTAATAGGCTCATTGCCTACATCCGAGGCATCGGTAACATCATTTACATCCAATATGGCGTTGTATCTCAACTTTCTCTTTTTTGGGGTGTATCTTCCGCTTTCTGATCCTGTGGGTCATTTTCTTAGTATGACTCACCTTCTTTTTTGATATATCGTAAACTCCTTCTTTCATAAAAAGAGGGGAGATCTTACGGGACCTCCCCATTTACTTATGATGCTGTACCTATGTTCAGGTGAGCGTCTGTTCTTAACAGATTCAGCTCTTCCATACACTCGATACGAGCAGTCACCTTGTTTGTGGTGAAGTTTGTTGCATCCTCGAAAGAGAACTCAACATTTACCGCCTCAACCTCTACACGCTCCACATAGTCACGGTCAACGATCTGAATATCTCCAGCCGTTACCCACGGTGCAGCGATAACAGGAACACCTGCGATCCTTACAACGCCATTCTGGTCAATTACCACACCACCAGGAACCGAGTAAGAGTCTCCGGTCGAAGGATAGGCTGTCTTTAACAGCGAAGTCCAGTTGATATTAGTGGTAAGAATGAATGAAGAAGCGAAGTTGTTATCACGCTGCTCTGCAATCAAATGAATGATCTGCTCGGCTACGTTACCACCCGTACCTGTTCCGGCATCGGAGTTGGTTGACAATTCAGCGTAGAAATCAAGATTCTCCGCCTGGTAGAACTTACGCAGGAGGATTCTGGATAACGTACTCTCGATCCAGGGAAGATTGTGCATCATCTGCTTAGAAAACCGCTGGAATGCAGCCAGGTAGGTGTTAACCACTTTCACCTCGGTGAAATCGCTATGAACCTGTGCCTTTGGCTGTCCTTCAGTTTGCCTTGCAGGTGCGCCCTCGCCAGCACCCTCACGATAAAACACATACAAACCCGTAGAGGATTTGGTAGTGGGAACCAGATCCCGGAAATTGATCGAATCACCAGGGATGAGACCATTGCGGGAGCTATAAGTAGCAACCGGATCACCGGACAGATTACCTGACAGGAGCATATCGCCAACCTGCTTGTAGTTCATGTCGATGTTTTTCAGTTGCATCTTGATAACATCGTCTTTGCGCTTACCAAAAGTCACAAACTGATCTTCGTTCTCCTTGATGGCCTCGGCAAAAGCATCACCAAACGACTTTTTAGGGGCGTTGAGTGTTTTGCTCTTGTTGCCAGCGATCAGGCCATTGAGAGCCTCCTGGTTCTTTTTGTCGGCTTCGTCTTTTTTGACCTGCCATTCTTTGATGTCTTTTACATCACCCTCGATTACTTTCGTATCGGGGATCTCGAGTGCTTTGATTTGAGCCTCGATCTCAATTTTTGCTTCTTTAGTAGCAGCCTCTTTTAACTCTGTCTTCAGAGCGTCAAGCTGTACCTGTAAATCTTTTACGTCCATTTTCTGCTTTTAATGAATTATTGAATGCTTTTAGCACATTCAGCGTTTCATCCGGCAGAGTGGACGTAGTTTCCGGCTCTGTGAAAATCTTTGCTGTCTGCTTTGTATCGAATAAATATTGTAAGCGTTTAAGCTCGACAATAAGTAAACTCGTATCATCGTCAAATCTTCCTTTATGGATGGATTTTACGATCTCATCTATCTTTTCTGCGGCGGTAATACTTCTGTCGTCTTCCAAGTTCATAAGCGACTTTACCACCTGCATCGTTGGGGTATCGGGCTGTGCGCCCCATAAAACCAAAGAACCCTCGTATATTCTCGCCTCTTTAATAATCCTTACCCCGTCTTTCCTTCTCTCATCTTTTAGTATCTCAAAGCCTATAGAGTGTTGGGTTGCCTCGCCAGCTTCGTAGATCGGCCAGGCTACTTCCCTCCAGGCAAATGAATTTTTATAGTTAGAAACCCCCGTCAAATACTTCCCCTCAACGGAAATCTGCTTAAACTTACTTAGGGCAGAGAATGAATTAGCCGTGTGATCCAGTAAATGCCATATCTCGTTAGACCCATTTGGCCCTCTTTCTTTGATCGACTTATTAAAAGATAAGGGATCGAAAATGTCGTTATCCTTATCCACGTCCTCAATCTGCGCAAATGCGATCTTTACAGCCTTTTGCTTCTCATCAACATCCAACGCCTTTAAATCATATACCTTTCTCATAACCTCTCATCTATTGTCACCTTTGCAATCTTGCCCATCTTATTTAACCCCTTTTTTATCGGTCTGCCGTCTTCCCCGTATTTCAATCTCACCGACATTGAGCATCTGCAATTAACCGTACTCTCTGCCTTTGCCTTTGGATCTCCGGGGTATCTTAACTCATCCTTATTCCTCGGGTCAATAAAAACATCGTCGTAATCAACCACAATCCCGTTTAACCTAACATGGGAGGCGTGATCTTCCGGGTCTGTCCCCCTTGTCCTATGATCCCTTGCCGAGATCCATTCTTTCGTCTGCTCAAATCCAGAAGTCTCACCAGCGACGTTTACTCCTGTATTCGCCGCCCTTGTTACTTCTGTCCTTACTATCCTTGCGGCCTGTGTCCTGCTTATTGGTAGGTCGTCAAGCTCCTGTACTGTTCTATCTACACCCCAACCCTCGTCTATTGACTTCTGAAGGGTTCTGATAAGCGTCTCCCTGGTTGTTTGGGCAATGTCGAAGGTCATCTCCATAAGGAACTGCCCGAGGAGATTCTTAATCATATCTCTCCAAAGGGAGTTAAAGCCGAAGCCTTTGGTTTGAAAGGAAAGAGACTTACCAGCCACACCCCCTGCCTTTCGGCTGACCAGAGATTTAGCCTGTCTCCTTTGCTCCTGTAAATCCCTGTGGGTTCTACGGGCATACCTTAACCCGATCTCGTAATACATACTCTCGATAACTCTCGTCACCGGAGTGCTAATGATCTGGTTCGCCTCATGCAAGCCATCCTGAACGCTTCCGTAATATTCAATCGCCCGAATCAAAGAACTTACCTGGCCCTTTATCGCATCCCGAACTTTCGGGTAATACTTCTTCTCGAACCGTCTATTGAGTATCGTAGTCTCCTGTATGTGCTGTGATCTATTCAAGTGGTCTCTCAATCTGTTTTATACTCTCACGTAACTTATCCTTGTACATATCCCTTAAAGCCGTCATCTTCGCCATCTCTGTAAAACACCCCTGCTTCTCCTTCTCCGTGATCGGGTACTTCTTATAAGCCAATTTCCGTATCTCTTTTTCAGTCATTTAGCATTGAGATTTCCCTATGCGTTTCAATGGTGTGAAAACCCTTTAAACCAAGAACCTCTGTTATAGCTTTAGCACTCTCGAAATCATCGTTTAGGATAGCCTGCTTATAATCCTGCATCATAACATAGGCTGACCGTCTTTCAGTTCGCAAGTCTTCGGTAAACTGCCTTTTTGTTTCTTCGTACACGTAACTATTCCACATTGTCATTTGTTTTTTCTGGACGATTCCAGTATTGTTTAATTTCCTCCTGTGTGGCTGGTCTAACCAATTCACCACTACCTATTAGGTTTGTTACCATGTTATAGTCAACGATCACCCCTCGCCACACTACTATTGTTATCTTGTAATTCATTATCCACATCACTTAACCCTAAATCCTCTATTAGCATCATCCCCGAAGGAATTACTATCTTATCCATCATTGGATCTTCGTGCTCATCCATAAACTCACTTAACCGCTTCTCATTCGGGGTCTTCCACCAACTCGCCTGATTGATCTTATTGATCTTCTCCATGTCCTCCTGTAATTCAGGGTAAACACCTAAGTCGTAATCAACGTATATATCTTCCCCGTATAACTTCGCCACTTCATTCCAGTCATCCCTCAAAGAGTCCAATTCAGGGCAGCAAGCACCTATAACTAATTCCTTCTTATACTCCTGCTGGTTGTTCCTGATTGCACTATCGGGGTTAAATAAACCCGCCGGTACATTAACCAATGAACAAATCCTCTCCATTGTGAGCCTCTCAAGAGCGACTAACTCCATCTCCGTACCTTTCAGCCCAAAGTTGATATACCCAAGATCCCCATTAGCCACACCTATCGTATTGGCATTGTCAACCCCTAAGACCTCTGTATTGATATTCTTCTTTAACTTACCAGCTTGTAATTCTGTCATTGGGTCTATCCCCACTCCAGGTTTCTCAAACACCAAACCCGCCGCCCCTGCATTCTGTAGCATATTTACTGAACGGGTCATAACAGCATCACTTCGGGTGCTTAGTTTCTTCCCCGCCTTAAAAGGAGAAAGTCCTCTCAAGTGATTACCCGAAACGGAGTATTCGGGATTCCAATAACGCGAGAATACAATCTCCTCTCTCTGTAGCCCCTTGACCTTCGCTATAACCAACTCGTAACTCTCAATCCCCAGTAACGTACCGTCACCCTTGACAGTCATGTATTGAGGCGGCAGGTTGTAAATAGCAAAAGGCTTCCCTTCGTCAGCCCCTACATCAAGTTTCACCACGTGCCAAAACCTTTCACCCGTTAATACTTTAAACCCGACACTATTCTCCGAGAACTCCCGCCCCTTTTGCCAGGGGTTAGGCTGTTCAATGAGTTTATTCATCGGGTGGTCATTGAACTCCTCGTAGGCTTCATTCTTAATACTCAATGCCCTTTGAATGCTTTGCTTGTTCGCGCTCTCCCCGGTCCAGCTCTTGTATAACTTATGCTTCGCCTGATCCTTGATCTTATACACCTTAAAGGGCGCATACGCCGCCGTCCTCGCCACCTTATTAACTACGGTATATATATCGGGGTTTGAAATGTAGGTGTCTACAATATCCTTAGTCTCATCCCTATGCCAAAGAACCTGAAAACCAAAGAGGC